ATGAAATTCACGAACAAAACCACCATTCTGGGGCGGCTAGTCGATTACGCAATGCTTGGCATAGCATTCTTCATGCTACTAATAGCTATCGCAATGATGACAACGGTTGGTGTAAACAAGCCTATATCTTTCCTTATCATGTTGCTTGCTGTAGGGTTGTGCTTACCACCTACGCAAAAAGAAATAAACGAGAAGACGAAAAAGAATTACAACCCATTTATATGCTTGGTTGCAGCTATAGCCTTGTTTGTAGTTGGAGTCCTAGTCTCAGCGCCGACAAAAGAGCAGGCTAAAGAAATTGAAGCAGCGCAAGCAGCACAAGCTCAGGCAGAAGCTCAAGAAAAAGCAGCTAAAGAGAGAGAAAAGGCCGACAAGATTGCCGCTAAAGAAAAAGAGAAGGCTGAAAAAGAAGCTGCCAAAGAGAGGGAGCACAACACTTCTGATGTGGTGCTGATAACTAATTGCCAATTGGCTATCAAGCCTAATTTAAAAAATCCTAAGTCAATGGACGTGGATATGGGGCAGAGTAGAGCCTTCCCTATCACTGGCGGCTATGGCGTTAATCTTTACTACTACGCCCAAAACGGCTTTGGCGCAATGATACTTAATACAGCCCAGTGCGAATTTAATAGCGATGGCGCTCTATTGAAGGTAAATGCCAAATAACACTTAACTAGATCTAACCAAGCCTTATCCAAAACTGGATAGGGCTTTTTTTATGCCTAAAGAAAACCCCTGCCCTCCATTGTGAGGGCTTTTTTGTATGGAGAAACACATGAAGAAGTTATTATCAGCCGGTACTGTTATTGAGCTGTCAAAAACCAAAGCCACAGACTTAACCGGCTTAACCTCAGCCACGTTTGACGACCTATCTTGTGCGTTAACAGGCTTTAGCACTGAGGTGTCAGAGAACGAGCAAATCGATACTACTACGCTTTGCGAGACTTACGCTAAGACATACTTAGACGGCCTGAAAGATGCTGACACAGCGTCAAGCGATGCGTTCTTTAACTTATCTAGTGCAGAAGGTAAAGCATTATCCGCCGCCGCCGCTGACAAAGAAAAACGCATCTTACGAGTGACGTTTGTTGACGGTTCAAAATGGGTGAGCTTAGCAACTGTGCAGCCGTTTGGTTTTAACACCTCAGTAGGTGATGCAGTTAAGACAACTATCAACTTCCGCCTACATGGCAAACCAACAATCACCCCAGCAGTAGCATAAGGATATAAGCAATGGATTTATCAACACTAAAAGGTACTGATAACAGTCAGTTTACTAATGACACGACCTTTAACGCTATCCACCCTGTTACTGGTGAAGATAGCTTAGTCATCACTATCAAGTCAGCTAAGAACCCTGCTGTGCGTGGCCGTCTAGCTAAGCTATTGACTCGCATGAATGAAGAAAGCGAGAAGCTGAAAAAGCCTACTTTGACCGATGACCAAGCCAACGCTATTAGCAACAAGGTTGATGCGTACAGCAAAGACATTGCGCATCTAGTCTTTGTTAGCTTTGACGGTCTAACAGACGGCGGTAAGCCGGTTAAGTGTACGGACGAGCTAAAGGCTCAGCTTGTTGATAACTATGATTGGTTACGTGACCAAATCGTTGAGCAGGCCGCGAGTTCTCAGGCTTTTTTTACAAGCTAGAGCAAGCGCTCTTTGATAACAGTGAGCACTACTGGAAGATTAGGAAGCCACAAAGAGGCGGCGGCTCTATCCTTTCAGATGCTTACGAGTTCTTAACACGAACAGGCGAGGTTGCTGACTGTATCAGTGACCCGCCTGTTATCCCTGATTTATTCGAGCACGTTTGGGATTGGTTTTTGGATCTAAACGCTCAGCGCAATGAGCTTAACTCCATCTCGTGGTCAGACATTCACGCCTATTTTTCATTAAAAAATCAGAGTCCGAATAACTGGGACTTAGAGCTTATCAGCAAGTTAGACCGACAGTATTTAGAGATTATGAGTAGCGATGCTCAAGAGATTAATTCAGCCACATTTTAGGAGTCTTGACTATGGATGTAGCAAGTTTAGTTATCAGGGTAGTCAATGATGGCTTAGATGTAGCAAACCGGAACCTGCGAGAGCTTGGCGATAGAGCTGAGAATGCACAAAAGCGAGTCGACAAGTTTAACAAGAATATGGAAGGGCTGCGCAATGCCGCTCTCGGTGTTGGGGCGGTCTTGACAGGTGTTCTTTATACATCAGCAAAAGCAGCAATGGACTTTGAGTCAGCCATGGCTGATGTTAAAAAGGTTGTTGATTTTGATACGCCTGATGGCTTTAAAAAGATGAGCGATGACCTGCTGGAGATGTCCACACGCATTCCTATTGCTGCTGACGGCTTGGCTCAGATTGCTGCTGCTGCGGGGCAGTCAGGCATTGCAGCAAATGAGATAACAAGATTTACCGAGGCGGCAGCCAAAATGGGTACGGCGTTTGATATTAGCGCTGAAGAAGCAGGCACAGCCATGGCAGAAATGCGAGTGGCTTTTGGCTTTACTCAAGATGAGGTTGAAACGCTTGCAGACAAAATCAACTACCTAGGCAATACCACGCCAAACGCTGCGTCCAAGATAACTCAGGTTGTGCAGCGTATCGGCTCGCTAGGTAAAATCTCAGGTGTAAGCGCTGACCAGATTGCAGCAATGGCGGCGAGTATCACGTCTCTTGAGCCGGAGGTGGTATCAACCGGTCTTAAAAATATGATGGTCAGGATGACGGCCGGCGCATCTGCAACTAAATCAATGAGGGGAGCATGGCATGAGCTTGGCTTTACTGCTGAAGAAGTAGCAGCAGGTATGCAGCGCGACTCTAAATCAATGATTGATGCAGTGCTAAAAGCGGTTAACGCAATGCCGAAAGAAGAGCAGACAGCCTATATCAATACTATTTTTGGCGCCGAAGCATTGCCGGTAGTTGCTCAGCTTGCCACTAACACAGAGCTGTTGACAACAAACCTAAACGCCATGGGTGATGCGTCAAAGTATGCAGGCTCAATGCAAGCGGAGTTTGATGCCAGAAGTAAGACAACTGCTAACCAGTTGAAATTATTAAGTCAAAACGTCAACGTGGCACAAATCGCTTTAGGCAGTGCATTGTTGCCGGCTATCAATGATATAGCCAAAGCCGTTATTCCTGTCATTCAATCGTTTGCACAGTGGGCGGACAAAAACCCTGAGCTTGTGCAGCAAATCCTACTAATCACAGGCGCGGTGACCGGCTTTGTGTTAGCGGTGTCTGGCATTGGTATTGTTGCATCGTCATTTTTAGCTATGGTAACTCCGGTAGGTATGGTTGTGACGGCATTAACCGCGCTTGTTGGTATTGGTGTCGCTCTATATCAAAACTGGGACATGGTGAAGGCTAAGGCTGATGAGGTTTGGGGCGGTATTGTTAAGCTGATAAACGACAATCAAGTTGCCTTTGTTGCGTTATCCGCAGTATTCGCCTCGATTGTCATAGGGCTTGTCGCGGTAAATGCGCAAGCTATTGCATCTGTCGCTGTGTTTACGGCAATGAGGGTGGCTACACTTGCTTACAATGCTGTTTTGGCTGTGACTAACGGCATCATGGCGGCATGGGCAGGCGCTAAGTTTATCGCTATGCTCGCAATGACAGGGGCAAAAGTTGCAGCTAATACTGTGATATTTATCGCTCATAACGCAATGTTGATTGCCATGAAGGGCGCAATGCTCGCATGGACTGCAACAATGGCAGTAGGCAAGTTTTTAGCACTAGGCGCTGTTGTAGCCGCAAACACAGCTAAGATAGTTATTCAGTCGACCGCCCTAGGTATCGCTAAGGTTGCAATGCTCGCATGGGGAGCTGCTGCCAAGATTGCCGCTGTTGGGGCCAATCTACTGGGTGTAGGCATTAAGTTTATGCTCGGGCCAATAGGTATCGCTATTACTGTTATTGGCTTGTTGGTGACCGCCGGTGTGTATCTCTACAAAAACTGGGATACAGTTAAGGCTAAAGCAACTCAAGTTTGGTCAACCGTTAAGACTGTCATCATAAACTCATTAAAAGATTTGCCCTCTAAGTTAATCAAGATGGGTCAAGATGCAGTACAAGGTTTAATCAACGGCATCAAGTCTAAGATTGCAGGTGTTAAGTCGGCAGCCAGTGAACTAGGCCAAGCAGCATGGGGCGGCGTTAAGTCATTCCTGCAAATCCGGTCGCCGTCTCGCAAGATGGCAGAACTAGGTAAGCATACAGCTGATGGTCTAGCTAAAGGTATTAAAGACAATAAAAAGAAGCCGGTAAGCGAAGCGCAGAAAATGGCTGAGCAAGCGGTTAAATCTGTCAAAGATACTATCGCAAACCTTAAAAAAGAGATTGCGTTATTCGGCAATGATGACCCACTAGCTGAAATCAACTATGACATTGGTGTCGGCAAGTACAAGGGCGTTGCTAACTCAGACCTTGAAGAACTAAAAGCACTAAAAACCACAAGGCATGAGTTAGATGAGGCTAAAAAAACTGCTGAAGAATTTAACAGAGCTAATGAGTCGGTAGCCAATAGTATTAAAGACATCAATAGACAGCTATCTTTGTTAGATGGCAGCGATGCTGTAAGCACCTTGATGTATGATTTAGCTTATACAGAGAAGTATGCGAATGTAACCGCTGAGAACATTCAGAAGCTAATCGACAAGACCACAGAGCTTGAGCTGATGAGAGCACAAGGTGCGGCCAATGATGCTTTCTATGAAATGACTGACGCAATGCAATCAGACTCACCGATGGGCAAGTTGATTGCAGAGCGTGATGAGAGATTGGCTATCCTAGAGCAAGCTCGTATGATGGAGGTTATCAGTGCGCAGCAACACGCTGACACGCTTCTAGCTATCGACCAAGCATACATGGACGGCAAAAGAGACTTACTGCTAAATCAGTCGCAAGATTTGTTTAGTGGATTAGCAGGGCTTGCTAAATCGTTTGCAGGTGAGCAATCAGGTGTTTATCGTGCATTGTTTGCCATTGAGAAAGGCTTTGCGATTGCTCAATCAGCTATCGCTATTCAGCAATCTATCGCTAAAGCAATGGCTGTGGGTTTTCCTGCTAATATCCCGCTTATTGGTCAGGCTATCGCACAGGGTGGTCAGATCATGGGCGCTATCAAGTCTGTTTCTATGCCAGTAGGTCAAGCGCATGACGGCATTATGTCAGTGCCTAAGTCAGGAACTTGGAACTTAGAGAAAGGCGAGCGAGTCTTACCGGCTCATACTGCAAAAGCGATGGATAAAAAGCTGGAACAAGGCGGCGGCACTACTGTAAACATCTACAACAATGCAGCAGGTGTTGAGGTAGAGCAGAAGATAAATAATGACGGCTCTATCGATGTCAAGATTGAGAAAAGAATACAACAGTCTTGGAATAACCTGCAAAACCCAAACAGCCACGAGTCCAAGATGCTAGGGCGTAACGTACAAGCTCCGAGGAGGCGTTAATGAGTTATTTAGACGAACTACCCAAACTACTGCTATGCCCGCTTCTTGACAGCTACAGCCCAACGCTAGGCAATGACGTGATAACCACTCAATACGAGTCAGGTATGCCACGTCAACGTTTAGCAGGGATAGGAAGGCCGCACGAAACGCCTCTAGAGTTTAGGCATAAAGGCATTCATCAAGAGTACCTTTTAGCTTTTTGGCGGCTTAATCGTAACAAGCCATTTGCTATGAGGTTAAAACTTGATAGCACAAGTATGGAATGGTACGAGTGTCGCTTTGTTGGTGCAGTACAGCCCACACCTTTAGGCGGCGATGCGTACTCATTTAGCTGTGCGATTGTCGCTAGACCTAAGCCGTTAGATGCTGTCACAGACCAAGACTTTATCGACGCCTATGAGTTAACCGGTGGTGATTTGCTAGGCTTCTTTAATCCGCTTGAGCGACTTGTGAACGTGGAATTATACGGTGCTACAAGGAGTCTAAATGCCTGATTATAATTATTGGCTAAACGGTACGCCGGACGATGTGCGACTGCAATTGGTCGAGATTAAGCACCCATCTTTTCAGCGTGTTTACCGCATTGTGCAAAACCATGCGGACGGTGTTAGGGTCAAACTGCCTGATGGTAAGTGGTACGACTTTGAGTACGTGCCTTTATCAATCCAAAAAGGCACAAACTCAGATGACTTAGATCAAGAAATTACTGTCGCTGTCGGTGACTTAGGTGAGATATTTCCAAAAGAGATACAACGGCTCAGAAACAGCGCACAGTACGCTCAGACCGAACCTATTCTCAATTACTATGAGTACAACCTAAGCGACCTATCTAAGCCACAGGTAAGCGTTACAGGGCTTAAAGTGACTGACTACGAGCCTAAGCGTGAGGGCGGTGTGTTCACGTGCAAAGCTAGGCAGATGAACGTCACTAAGACCGGTGAAACTTACAATCTTGATGACTATCCGACTTTGCGAGGGTTTATTTAGTATAATACCTCTAAAACTAAAGGAGTCGTTATGATTGCATGTGCAGCAATTGTGTTTTCTATAGTATATATAATTGCTTTTAGCATTATATTGTTTAGACCTATAAAGCCTGAAACAATCAGAAAGTGGCGAGAAAAAGAATATTAATACAACAAAGCCTTATCTTAATCGGTAAGGCTTTTTTAATGGGCGCAATATGTGGGATAACATAACTTACGATGCTAAAAGCTATTGCTGTGAGCACTTTGTGATAGATGCGTACCGGCATTATAAGGGAATTGATTTAACTGACAAGCTGCTAACAAGCGGCTTTTTTAATGCCTGCAATTTGCGAAGGTTTAAGCGGATTGATAAGCCTTACCAGTATTGCTTTGTGATGTTTAGAGCAAGCAATAAGGCTCATGTCGGGCTATGGGTGGACGGCAAAGTATTGCACCTTGAGCAGTCAGGGGTCACATGGCAGCCACTAGATTATATAAAACAACAATTTGACAGAGTGTATTTTTATGAGCCTATTTAAGCAAAAGGTTGAATTGATTGTCATACGTGACCCGTCAAACCCACAGCAAAGCATGGAGTATTACAGTGGTCGCAATCTTGAGGACTTAGTTAAGCAAGCGTTTAAAGATGGTATCAGTGACTCAGTGCGTTTCTACCATGCCGACTTAACGCGTGAGGTGTTTGGGCTAGACGAGCGTAAAGATAAGCAATCCATCAAAGCCTTTTGTGGGCTAAAAGGACGTGTCTATGCTCAAGTGGTACCGATGGGTCTTGACCCTGTGTCATGGATTATCATCGGTGTGTCAGTTGCTGTATCGCTTGCTGCTACCTTTTTGCTTGCGCCTAAAATGCCGGACGCTGGCAATCAGTCACAGCCACCATCACCTAACAATGCCTTAGCTAATCGCACTAACAGTCAGCGCTTAGGTGGACGTGTGCCCGATATATTTGGTGAAGTTTGGTCAGTGCCTGATCTTATTGCGCCCACATACAATACTTACATTGGCGGCAAGCAAGTCGAATACTCTTACATGTGCGTTGGGCGCGGCAAGTTTAACGTTAAGCAAGCGCTAGACGACACAACGCCAATAGCTCAAGTGTTTGGCTCAAGTGTGCTTGCTTATGACCCTGATACCAACTTAAAAGACTCACCAGCCTTTGTGTTTGGCAGCCAGTTCAATCCCGATGAGGCTGAGTTTGCAGCGCTGGCAGTTAAGCGCTACACAGCAGTAAATGGTCAGCTACTGCCGCCTAAGAATGACTACTTAGACGCTAATGACGTTATCTTTAGGCCGCCTAACATCATTGAGCTTAAAAACAATGGGGATGCGGCAAGGTTTACAGCGGGCAGCTCAGTGCTAGTCGAAGGCGCTGATAATTTGCAGTCTGGCAACAACTTACGTCAGCAGTACACACAGCCGCCCACATATGACGAGAACGGTGAAGAGATAGCGGGGGCAGTAATCCAAGGCGACCCCATCCTTTACACGCTTGATGGTCAGTATGAGGTCGAGTCAGTCACTGACAACAAGCTGATGTTAGTTAACCCTGCTCAGATAGTGAGCGACTGGCAGCGATTGACAGACAATGCAGACTTTACAAAGCCCAAAAACATTGTGCTCTCAACAAATGAAAAGGGTTCGTGGCAAGGTTGGTTTTACACTAATGCCAGAGACCACAGCAAGGCAATGATTAACATCCGCTATCCAAAGGGGTTGTTTACCGCTTACTACAAAGGCGGCTACAAGCCATTGGGTATAGCCGTGGATATTGAGACAGAGGTAGTTGATGCAGCGGGCACACCTATCAACGGCACTAGCGAGGTTTCAACTCATGTTGTTTACGGCTCAAAGTTTAATGCCTACTGGGAGAGTGTGGGCGGCCAAATTGTTGATGGTGA